AATTCGCCGCAAACAGCCGCTTATACTGCTTCAATGAATGGCGCTCTTGGCCCTTGGGCCGTTTGGAACAGAGCTATCAATGACGAGGAAAGAGAGTTCTTGCGGAAACCTATTAGCGAACCGTTTAATGTGACTAACTCTATAACTGAAGCCCCTAGAAATTATTACGAATGCGCTGGTAGATTCGGCACATTAACTGGTAGCGGAGATGGGACTCTGTCTTATGGATCTCATAGTTTGGTAGCATGGTGGGATGGAACTACAGGACATATCGGCGGCACAACTACTAATTCGATGTTAGATATCCATACAGGGGCTATTCATCTAACAGGAAGCGGAGATTTCACAGGGATAACTCAAAATTATAAAATGTCTCCATTAGATTTTTACGAAAACCCAACTACAAGAAACCCACGTTTTGGAGGGTTTCCAGGAACTGACGGATTTAGCTATGGAAGAGATTCACAGATGTAAAGGGGAAGCATCCGCTCTTCATAAGATAAAAGAAATATCAAATAGGTATTTTACTCAAGAGGTATGTGGTTTCTTAGGATACGATAATAGCCAAGACGAATTCGTAGTTCAATTAGAAAAGAATATAGCTAAAGACCCTAAATCTTACTTTTTAATAAATCCTTTAAGCTATCTGCTTTTTAAAGAAAAGTATGATATGGTCGCTGTTTTCCATAGCCACATCACAGGTGACGAGACAGAATCTGAATTTGATGTGAAAATGGCTGATAATTGTTGCCAAGCATTCCTGATATACAGCTTAAATACTAAAAAAATAAACATTTATACGCCCAAAAATATAGAATCTGATGTAAATATATTAGAAAGGGTAAAGGCTGCACAATGACAATAGTAAATATACATGGAATTCTAGCTCAGGAGTATGGGAAATCATTCAAATTCAACATATCTAATCCAAAAGATATTTTGGAAGCTATCGATTGTAATAAAAGCGGGTTTATTAGAAGATTGATAAAATTACAAAGAGATGGATTTTGCTATGATATAATAATTAATAAGCAAAGAATCACTCATGGACCAGACATGGAGAATATGAAAAATCCAGAAACTATAGATATAGTCCCAGCCATATCAGGAAGCGGTGCATTTATTGGAGGTATTTTTTCATTGCTAGCTGGTGGAGGATTAATAGCCACTATAGCGAAAGCGCTAATTTTTGCAGCTATAAGTTACGCTTTAGCGCCAAAACCTGAAAACGAAGCATTAGAAATTGAAGCCGATGGGTCCAAAAGCTCATTAATATTTTCCAATAATGTTAATACTGCCAGCCAAGGTTCCCCAGTGCCTTTAGGGTATGGACGTTTAAAGGTCGGATCACAAGTTGTTCAGGCGAGTATAAAATCTTACCCTCAAAACCAAGATCCTCAAACAGTGATGGATCGTACAAAACTAATGAACAGACCTGAAAGAACCTTTGATGGCTGGGAAATAAAAGAACAAGATAGATCTGATTTTGTAGGAAATAGAACGTAATGAACCATATCTTAAAAAAAATAGGTATAGCTGGAGGCGGAAAGAGCCAAAAAGCAAAACCCCCAATTTACAAACCCCCAGTAATGGGGGAACTACAATATGGTGCATCTTATAGTTACGCTGAAACTCTAGATTTAATAAGCGATGGACCCATTGAGGGGTTAGTTAATTCTCATGGACAAGTAGTAGATAGTTTAGAAATTCTACAAGGAATATATCTAGATAATACTGCTATAGCTATTACTGAAGTAGCAAGCGCAAGACAATCCGCAGTCACTATAACAGATTTCCAAAGAGAGACTATAGAATCTCTCAATATAGAATTAACAACTCCTAGTGCGACTTCTTGTAAAAAGTTTTTTCAAGCATTATCAAATGTCACAGATTTAAGTGCAGATGGTAAAATAACTTCGTTACCCTCTAACCCCGCTGCTCCCGTAGACATTTCTGAAGCGTCATCTTCGTCAGATGTAGCGATGGTTTTTCTGAGGGATAGGACATCCACGGTTTATTTAAAAGAAATTGATAAACAAAATGGACTTAGTATAGAACCCCCTTTACTTCCTTCTAAGGAGACAGATTTCTCTTTATATATTAGAGCTTACATAGCAGAGGGAGGCACAGTATTCCCTTGGCATCTAAATAAAGAACTACAAACTGGATACTCATCTACAAATGCAGCTTTTCGGAATAATAAACAAACCAAAGGGACTGTAGAAGACTCCAGTTTAATTTGGTCGGACAACAACAATTTAGGACTTTCTAAATTTTTATTCGCATTTAATCCCACTATTCCTAGAAGAATCCTTAGTCGTGATGGAGCTAGGATGGAAACAAGCGATTTTTACAAAGCAGCTAGAAACTCTGGTAGGGCCACAAATTATCCTTTTGTTGGCGACGTAGAATTTTTTCACGAAAATTTCAAGATTATAAATAATTTATTCAGCGCGACTAGGACATCTATCGAGATCCTCAAGAATAATACAAGCAACAAAATACAAAGCCAATTAGCCGCACAAACTTTATCAGTATATGGGAATAGGTCTAACCTACCCAACCTTAGCAGTGGAGGTTTTCTTGTTTGCGATTTAAATGTAACATCTACTACATCATTAAAAGGGGTAGACATTAAAGATGGAGACTCTATTTTTAATATGGCTACGTTACCTTTTGGATCTAAACATGGATTTAATTTAATAGCTATAATGGAGAGCTTGGGTATAAATTATTTTGATTATACTTGCCCAGAAGTAGGAGCCGATGGAATTCTAACAGGTATAATGTTTGGTTATATCTTTATAACACTCCCTCCGACAGAAAGAGCGATAACAGATCTATTTACTTTTGTAGGTAATCGCAAAGAAAAATACGGAAATGGTTATACTTATGCAATAGACTCTTCTGTAATTTCGTGTCTTAAAGATTTACAATCATTCAAATATTCAAAAACTATAGGGAGTAGTAGAATTACTTCTAACTCAGACAATATCAACCGTAGTGGGATAAAATTTAATTATAGTAATGTACTAGCAGAAATAAAAAAAGGTGAAGAAAATCAAAATCCTTTTATTAATTTTAAAGACGTATATATTGATCATTTTTATAATAGAGAACTATTCGGACCATTCTCTACAGCTGGAGCAAATGGATCTTCTGACCAAATAGGCGGACAAACAGACGCTCCCCAACGTATAACCCCTAGTGAAAACATGCTCCTTAGAGAGAGTGTTTTAGGGGACAAATCGAACTTTAATACGGAATTACAAAAAGGATTACCGCTATCAGAAGGAAGTGATGATAAAAGAAAGGACGCTGAAGGAGATCCAAGGAATTATTCTTCATGGGGCCAGAATTCCTTCGCGAATTTTAACGAAAGGGCTGTGCCTGTAGTACATACAGTTTACAACCCTAATGTATCTGCAGTATTTATAACTTTAGATGTCTCTGCGCTAAGTGATACTTTGATAAAAAAACAACCCGAAGTATTCACAGGGACAAAAAACCCAGACGGAAGCCCAACAAAAAAAGATTTAAGTATCGGCACTAAATTTCCCTCTGTTTTAAATATCGAAGTAGAAGTAGGGACTATCGGAGATAGAAATAATAGTGCAGAAGGACTAATAACTCATCAAAAATTTAATTATAGAATTGTAGCTTTAATTGAGGGCAATACTTTAATAGACATAGGAAATCCTGAATCAATAAGAGAACAGTCTATGCTTGTAGACGCGAATAACCCACAAGATGGATCAAGTATTAGTCGTCCTTTTTTATTACCAGAGGCTATATCACAAAAGCAAGACCCTTTAACAACAGATGGTGTAAACGGTATAATAGCTGGAGACTTAAATGAAGACTCTATATCTCAAAGATATGTAAAAATAACCAGAATATCCCACGAAACAAACTCTGTATTGTTATCTAAATTAGTTTCAGTTAGTAAAGTCACAGAGATAATAAACGCGACTCTAACATATCCTTATTCTGCTATTATAGCGACAAAGTTAGATGCGAGGAGCTTTTCAGCAATACCAACAAGAACTTTTGATTGTAAATTAAAAAAAGTAAAAATACCTAGTAATTATTTCCCAGCAACTAATGGAATCGATAATAGATATTATGATAATCAAAAACAATTCGATGAAGCTAACCCAAAAAGTAAATTAATATACAAAGGAGATTGGGACGGAACATTCCATAGTGAATTACAATGGACGGACAACCCTGCTTGGATTTTGTATGATTTATTAACTAACGTTAGATATGGGATGGGTTCCCACATAGATTTACAAAGTATTAACAAATGGCAACTTTATAAAATAGGCAGGTTTTGTGATGCAGTAGATGATGAAGGTAATTTTATTGGGGTAAAAGACGGTAGAGGAGGTAAAGAACCTCGCTTTTCTTGTAATATAGTATTCGATCAAGGTCAAAAAATATTTGATGCTATCAATACTATAGCCTCTCTGTTTAGGGGGCAGACGTTCTTTACTAACTCTGAAATTAATTTTGTAGATGATAGACCTAGAGAACCAATTAATCTTTTTACTAATGAATCTGTAAAAGATGGAATGTTTTTTTACTCAAATAACGGAAGAGAAGATCAATATAATACTATAGAAATATCTTACAAAGATAGATTCGATAATTTTTCCCCTAAACTCGAAGTAGTAGAAGATGATGAAGATATCAGGGAAAGAGGAATATTCAAAAAACGAATTGAAGGTATAGGTATAACATCTAGAGCGATGGCTCGACGAGCTGCTCAACATATAATATTTTCTAAAATAAGAGAAGACCAGAAGGTAGCATTCACTGCTGGTTTAGAGACACTACTTTGTAAACCTGGGGATCTAGTGATAGTTCAAGATGAACTAAAAACCAATAGAAGCAACTTCGGAAAAGTTCTAGGTGTCAGTATAGAAGACGAAACAATAAGATTAAGTAACACTTTTGTGCCTACAACAATGGATGGGATACTCACTGTATACAATCCCACTGGTTCTGAAAGTATCGAAGATTTAAATTTAGCCGCAAATCAAAACAGGCAGCGATATGATGGCTTCACTATTACTGGTCTCGCCACAGATTCATGGAAGCGTTTTACTGGAGAGTATAGCTTTTCAGGATACACTGAAGGGTATGATCAAGCAACTGGTTTTGTTTTGGGAGAAACTAGATATGCTGAATATGCTTCTTATACAGGAGTATCTGGCACTAATCTATATTTCGAAACAGGCGTTACAGGATGGGTTTTAGGATCTGGAAATGCTAGATCTTTATATTCTGGAGATCTTATTTCTGAACTAACAGGAGCGCAAACACTGACAGAATTTAATACTGGTAAAATATCTATTTTAGATATGAATTCATCTACTAAAAGGAAGTTTGCAGTTCCTTCAGAATTTTCTGGTTTTGATCCTAGCACATTTAGAAATTATACTAGGGGTGCGACTAATAGCGAAGTTTCTAATATATCACCTGAACAGATAACAACTCTACTTTTGACAGGGGGATCTCAAGCTGTGACTAATAAAGAATATGGAACACTGCTTTCTGGGTTTGATAGGCCAGAAGTATTACCATTTATCAAATTAGGAAGTGCTGCTCAATTCCAAATTAAAGAAGCTTCGCCTTTTATTTATAAGGTTATGTCTATGAAAGAGCAGAACCCTAATGAATATTTAGTTTCTGCGACAAAATATGATACTGGCAAGTTCAATTTAATCGATAATAATGTCAGTATTGAACATAAAGTAAATACGTTTAGTTACCAAGTAGCACAAACAATAAATGGTGTGACTTACAAAACTCTAGACGCTCCAGAATTTATAGGTCAAGTAGTTACGGGAGTGCCTAATACGGCAGAACAGAACTTCAACATAATAGCTAATTGGACAGCTGTTACTGACAATGAAGGATATGGAGTAAGGTTAACATTACCTAATGGACAAGTAATACAAGAAAACACTGCAAAAAATGTAACAAATATTAGACTTTCTGGATTAGATCAAGTCGGAGTATTTAATGTCGGTGTAAATACACTTGGGAATATGGGACGAGATGGAGGAAATGCTTATTATGATTCTGCGTATATCGATACGGGGATATTTGTTCTTTATGAAGAAACGTTAACCTATTCAAAATCATTTTTAAATAAAATCACTATTCTATAATGAATTATACAGGTTATTCAGTATTAAAATTAAGTGAATCTGACGGAGCATATGTCTACGCCAAAGAAGCTAGAGAATTTGCTACAGGTGCAACAGGAGCAGGAGGTTATTTAAATGCTAAAGCTGTAGCTTCAGGCTGGAATGATATACAATTTTCAAATGTTGTAGGAATAGGAACTACCCTTCCAACGAATATTGGGATTGGAGCTACTACTGTTTTTTCAGGAGGAGTTACTGTAATAGGTGGGACTACTCCAAATGGAGATTTAAGAGCTGAAGCGACAGGATACATGGGAATAGGTAATACTAATCCCTATATATTTAAAAAAGGAGTAGGTTACACAGGGGCTTTTTATGCTACATACATTGGAGGGACTAATTCATTACCCACAAAAATAGGTATAGGCACAAAAAACTCTCAAATTTCTACTAGTGGATACTACGCAGGAGATTTTACTACTCGTGATATTTATGAATTCGAAACTTCATTCACTCCCGATCTCGATGATTTAACAAAAACTACTACAGGTAGTGGAGTTTATAAGAACGGAGACAGTGTATCCTTACAATTTAACATATTAAATAGAAATGGAGAATTACTGAGTTCTGCAGCTCAAATAGCAGCAGATCCTTTTGTAGATAAACAAGTAATTAGCATATTAGATATAAACTCTAATGTTGTCTTCCCGAATTACAGAGATAATGGGGACTCTACATTTACTTTTTCTAGATCTCAGAATATAGATGTGTTTGGGTCTTATACTAAAAACTTCGGAGTCAGAAATGAAATTGTAAATAAAAATGGATTAACATCTACTGGAGAATTCTATTTGTATGGAAATACACTAACATTCGACAATATTTTAGTTCAAGCTTCTGAAGAAACAGTATTAAACGAAAACTTTTCTAATCATTCACCTCCAAATACTGGGAGTATAACTTCCGCTGCTGATAGAGCAGATGCTATAAAATATTTTAATAATCAACCTGTTAACACTTCTGGTTCTACAGGGTTTATTGATTTGACTTTAGCTTTTAACGAAGACCCAGTATTCACTCAGTATTCAGACCTTAACATTTGGGCTAGTGATACTAAAGAATTTGATGCAGATATTGGTAATTTTGTGGGAAGTTTTCCTTTGGGGGCAGCACAAGCTGGTCAAACAATTAGACTCTCTCCTAGTAATGGAATACAAGCTGGAACAGGACTATTCTTCAAATTAGTCGCAGAAAGCGCGGTAGGATTTGAAAAAGAAGTATTTGATCTCGGCCCATTTACCATAGAGCCTATAGTTGAAGGTCCAGACTTAAATCTCTACAACCAAGGAGACCAATCTATGGTCGGAGACTTCACTATCGAAGGAGGATTAGAAGGAGACGATGCTAATGGTGGCAATCTCAATGTTAGTGGAAACGCTTTGGGAACTGGAATTGGTGGACGTTTGACAGGACCAAACAGTCAGATGTATCTCCTTTCAGGAGACGCTGCAGGTGGTAGTTCCGATACTCTACAAGATGTAGTAGACAGAGATAATGCTACAACTAAAGATATTAATTATAATGGATCAAAGATTATTTTTAATGGGGACGGTAATAAAAGTATTAATTTTGAAAATGATGCTTTAACTTTAGGAATTGGGGTAACTAGAATACAAAGTAAATTTCTTGGAATAGGAGCCACTACAAATAAAATAGTATTATTCCCCGATCAATCCGTTGTTGTCGGTAGTGATGGTATAATTGTAGGAGGTTCTCCAGCTACAGGTTCAGCAATTCTCGCAGGAACAGGAAATAGTATTAGTGGACACTTCAACACTTTGGTTGGTGGCGCTCAAAACAAAATATCTGGAGACTTATTAGGTTTTAACTTTATCGGCGGTGGTTCTGGAATTGACATCACAGGTAGTCAATATTCTTCAAGCATAGGAGGAGAGAATAACGATATATTAGATTCTGATTATTCTATTATAGGAGGAGGAAAAAATAACTTAATATCTGGTGATAGCCCATCTGCTGCAATTGCAGGGGGAGCAGGGAATATACTTTCAGGAACTCAATCTTTTATAGGAGCAGGAAATTTAAATACCATTAGTTCTCAATATTCTTTTATAGGAGGAGGAGAACAAAATAGAATATCAGGAGATTTTGGAGCTATATTAGCGGGAGAAGATAACACAGCCGCAGGTACTCATTCAGTAGTGGCTGGAGGAAATGAGAACTTAGCTTCTGGAGCCTATTCTTTTATAGGAGGTGGGCAACAAAATGAAGCAAGTGGTTTATACTCATACGCTTTTGGAAGACGTTCTAAGGTAGGAATTTATGATACAGGAGCAGCAGTGTTTTCTGATGGACAAGGTAGAGACCACATCTCAAGCGGAGCGCATACCGCTACTTTAGATTTCGCTGGTGGCGTTTATGTGCCAACTAGTGGAATGTTCGGAGAAGGTCTATTCGTTAGCGGTGTTCCTGTTCTTACGGGGGTAGCGGAAGTTGATACGTTACAGACTGTTACTAATAGAGGAAATGAAACAACAACCTCCATCATCTCTACAGGTCCGTATATATCTGGAGCCACAGGATTGTTTGAAGATGTATTAGCTAAAGGAGCTT